TCTTTAGAAGTATTAAATAATCAAAATGCATTTTTATACTCTCCATTAAATGAATCTAATATATCCACTTTAGATTTAACTGGTTCAGATATAACCATAAGAAAATCATATCAAATTACTTCAAATTCTTTTTCTTCTGGTTCATATACACAGATTTTAGAAACAAATCCAAATTTAACTCTAGTTCCATTCGATGAAGAAGATTATAATTTAACTTTCTCTGACGGATCTGTAGTTTCACTTAATGATCAAAAATTAACAGTCAATGGTAGAACTATATCCATTCAAGGAATAACTCCAAATTCAAATTCAGCAATATTAACTGTAACCTTTAAGAAAATAAATGCCTCTTTAAGAAAAAAAATATACAATAGATGTTCATCATTGGTCATTGATAAAACAATATCAGGAGTAAATACTTCTACTAATGGACTATCACAGAGTCAAGTTTATGGATTAAGAGTAGAAGATAAAGAAATATCATTGAATCTTTCGGATGTAGAAAGTATTATTGGAATATTTGAATCCTCAACAACATCGGATCCCGTTTTACCTACCATTACATTAGTAAACTTAAATTCAAACATTTTAAATGCAATTAAAGGCGAAAGAATAACTGGTGAAACAAGTGGTTCTGTGGCAGTTATTGTATCAAGTAATTCAACGAACGTTGTCGAAATAGTTTATTTAAATGAAAATACTTTTTCTATTGGTGAAAATATATTATTTGAAGAATCTAAAATATCTGGAGTAATAGATTCATTTTCTGCTGGTGATAGAAATATAAAAGACCAGTATATATTTGATGATGGACAGAGACCCGAATATCTTGATTTTTCAAGAATCATTAGAAAACAAGAATTTTCTGCTCCAACAAAGAAAATTAAAATAATATACAATAATTATACTATAAGTTCAACAGACGAAGGTGATTTTGTTGGTGTTGATTCTTATGATAAAGATAGATATGGAAAGAATATTCCCTTTGTTAATTTTTATAATTTGAGTGATGTTATAGATTTAAGACCGAGAGTTGCTTCATATTCTGGGAATTATTCCCCGTTTGAATATCAATCAAGAACTTTCGAATTAGTAAATTCTTCAAGTCATATATTTTCAAATAATAAGGATATTAATTTATCATATGAATATTATTTACCAAGAATTGATAAGTTGTATTTAAATAAAGATGGTATATTTTCTATAAGTAAGGGAGTCCCATCATTAGACCCCAAAGAACCAAATAGTTTAGATTCCGCATTAGAAGTCGCAAAGATTATACTACCTGCGTATCTTTATAGTTCTTCGGATGCTTCTATAATTTTATCTTCCCACAAAAGATATACTATGAGAGATATATCCAGATTGGAGGATAGAATAAAAAATATTGAATACTATACCTCATTATCTTTGCTTGAATCGGATACTCAAAATCTTACAATTAGGGACCCACAAACAAAACTTGATAGATTTAAGTCTGGATTTTTTGTTGACAATTTCAAATCATATAATGGAGGGCAAATAAGCAGTAAAGACTATAAAGCAAGCATAGATACTGAAAATGGAATTTTAAGACCATCACATTATACTCCTTCAATTGATTTACTTTTAGGATCAGAGTCAATCATTGGTTTAGGCACAATATCAAACCCAAATGCTGATTTAAACTTTGTAAATGATTTTGGTTCATCAAATGTAAAAAAAGTAGGGAATCAAATTTTATTGAATTATTCTGAGATTGAATATACAAAAAATCAATTTGCAACAAGAACTGAAAATGTAAATCCATTTAATGTCATTAACTGGATTGGGTCAATTCAATTAAATCCATCAAGTGATACTTGGATTGAAACAAGACAAACAGAAAGAAGAATAATAGATGTTCAAGGTAGTTATGAACAGGCAATGCAACAACTTGGTGTTGATAGCAACACTGGACTTTCTCCAATAGATTGGAATTCTTGGGAAACTAATTGGACAGGTCAAACCATAGATAATGGACCAGAGATTGCAAGAATACTTACAGGAACGGAAAACCTTGGAACTGTAACAAGAGATCCAGGAGGAGGAAGAAGATTAGTTACTTCAACAACTACACTTAGAGACAACTTTGTAACATTCAATAATCAAACCATAACAAAAACTGGGACAAGTACTAGAGATGGCATACAATATAAAGTATCAGAAAAATTTGATTCCCAAAATTTAGGAGATAGAGTAGTTTCTAGAGATATAATTAAAAAAATGAGATCTAGAAATATTGAGATTGTAGCAAAACGTTTAAAAGCATCATCTAGATTTTATTGTTTCTTTGATAATGTGGATTTGACCTCGTATGTAGTTCCTAAACTTTTAGAAGTAAGTATGGTTAGTGGAACCTTTACTTCTGGAGAAACCGTAGTTGGAACTTTAGGAACAAAAAGCATTAGGTTTAGACTTGCCTCTCAAAATCACAAATATGGACCATATAATTTAGCAACAGAAACTTATAAAGAAAATCCATATTTATCTGGAAATTCATTATCAGATTCTTATTCTTCTACAACAACAATTTTAAATATTGATACTGCAAGTTTATCACTCCAGGCAGAATCTGGATTCTTTGGTTCTGTTGCGTCCGGAATGCAACTTATTGGACAAAGTAGTAATGCAACCGCAAATATATCTGATATCAGATTAGTCAGTGATTCTTCCGGTGTTTTTATAGGATCATTATTGATTCCAGATTCAACCATACCATCAACCCCTTCCTTTGAAACAGGAACAAAAACACTTGTTTTAACAACTAGTTCTACAAATTCAACAGTAGTAACTTCAAATGAAAGTACAGCAGAAACTAATTTTTATTCAGAGGGTTATTTAGATAATGTAGAAAATTCAACTCTTCGTATTCGTAATGCTAATATAGAAAGACTACCACAAACAGATTCACGATCTGCTTCTGAAACTGAAACTAGATTAGTAGCAAATAATACATCAAGCACTAGAACAACAACAAGTCAAAGATGGGTAGATCCATTAGCTCAATCATTTGAGATAGCAGATAGAAACGGAGTATTTCTTACTAAATGTGATATTTACTTTAAAACAAAGGATACAAAAGAAATTCCTGTAACTTTTCAGATAAGAACAATGAGAGATGGGACACCAACTCAAGAAGTTCTTACAGAGGTGGTATTAGATCCAAAAGATGTAAATATTTCTGAAGATGGTACTATTCCGACAACATTTACATTCCCATCCCCAATTTATCTTGAACCTACTGGTAGTGGATACGCAATTGCTCTTGTATCTTCTTCTAATTCTTATAATGTTTGGATTTCAAGAATGGGAGAAACTGACATTTCAACAATTAATAAACCAGATTCCGAAAAAATAATTGTAAGTCAACAACCAACTCTTGGTTCTTTATTTAAATCACAAAATGGATCTACTTGGGAACCAAGTCAATTAGAAGACTTAAAATTTACTTTATATAGAGCAGAGTTTACAACTTCTCCAACATCAATTAAATTCTATAATCCAGAATTATCTATTGGAAATAATCAGATAGTTTCATTGAGACCCAACCCAATAAATGCTTATTCAAATTCGGCATTAGTTGGCATTGGAACAAGTTTGTCTTCTGCACAACAAACTTCTTTGGTTGTTGGAAATACAATAAGTCAAACATCAAATACTAATTTTACAGGAAAATTAAAATCAATCGTTGGTTCAATTGGTATTAATTCCAATTTAACTTTAACTAATCCCGGAATTGGGTTTACAAGTGGACCAAAAGTGTATTCAAATATAAATTTGAAAACACTCACAGGATTTGGAAACAATGCAAAAGTAAATCTATCAGTATCTGGTGGTGTTGCAGTTGCAGCAACAATCACTCAAGGTGGTTCTGGATATGCCGTTGGAGACACTTTGACTGTCAATTCTACGGAAACAGATGGTTTTGGAAAGAATTTGATTTTAACTATTCCAAATAATGTTGGAATTATTTCATCCTTTAATTCTATAATTGTTGAAAATATTCAAGGAAAAGTAAATACATCTGGTTCTTCTGCATTGACAAATAATGGGTCTGAGATTACTGGTGCAGTTGTTACTAGTTCATTGGAAATAACTAATGGATTGTATTTTAAAGTAAATCACAACAATCACGGAATGTATGCAGCAAATAACCAGGTCATTTTAAGTGGAATTGAATCGGATTATTCTCCAGAATCTTTGACTAGCGATTACTCTTCCACTTCTGTTGAAAATATTTCAGTATCTTCTGGTTCTGTATTTGCAACATTTGAAAATGTTGCAGTTGGTCCCAATAACCCAGGTTATATTTTAATTGACCAAGAGATAATCAAATACACTAATGTTTCTGGAAATTCACTGACCGGAATTTCTGGAGGAAGAGGAATAGATGGAACAATACCAACACTACATAAAGCAAAATCATTGGTATTTAAGTATGAATTAAATGGTGTTTCCTTAAGAAGAATCAATAGAACTCACTCATTTACTGATGTTGATACTTTAAATTATCCTATTGAAATTGATTCTTACTATTTGAAATTAGATACTTCTTCAAAATTTGGAGTGGATAGGACAACTGGAAATTCAAATTCATATCCAGAATTATTTTTTAATCAATCAAAATCTTGTGGAACATATCTATACACAACACCCCAAACCAATTCTTTAAATGGACCAAAAGCAACTCAAAATATTGCATTCAATATCATAAGAGCAAATGTTGGTACTATGATACCAGACACAACTTCAATTGATGCAAAATTAAGAACAACATCTGCAACTAGCGTAAATGGAACTGAATTGTCATTCATTGATTCTGGTTTTACTAACATTTCTCTAAATTCAAATAATGAATTTAGAGAAATGAAAATGATTTGTTCTAAGGTCAATGAAACTTTCTATTTAAATTCTTTACCTGGGAAAAAATCATTAACTTTAGAATTGGATCTACAAACAAATGATTCAAAAGTTTCTCCTGTAATTGATTTGGAACGTGTGAGTTTAACTACAACTATGAATAGAATTGATAATCCAATCAGAAATTATCTAACTGATCCGAGAGTGAATCAATTAACTGGAGATCCAAATTCTGCCATTTATCTCTCCAGAATTGTAAAATTAGAGAAATCATCAGATAATTTGAAAGTACTATTTGATGCCTATAAACATTCATCTAATGATATAAGAGTATTATACAGACTGTTAAGAAATGACACTCCAGATGAACAACAGATATGGGAATTATTCCCAGGTTATGATAATTTAGATTCTAATGGAAATATTATAGATTCTTCAAAAAATAGTGGCAATCCAGATAGATTTGTTCAATCTTCAAATACATCAAATGACTTTGGAAACTATGAATTTACTGCAAAGAATTTACCTTTATTTAATGGTTTTCAAATAAAAATAATTATGACAGGAACAAACCAGGCATATGTTCCAAAAATCAAAGATCTTCGTGTAATTGCAACGATATGATTCCAGTAGAAGGACATAAAGGACTTTATAGGGATGAAACAAGTAATGCAATTGTAAATTGCAATGACTATGAGTATCAAGAATATTTAAAATTAAAAAATGAATCTTTGAATGAAAAACAAGAAATAGAAAATCTGAAAAATGAATTATCACAAATTAAACAGTTATTGAAAGATTTAATGAGCAATCATTCATAAATACTATAAAATAAAAGTTTTTTAATATAATGTCTATATACGTAGTCAATATAGTAATTCCTTCTGGGTCTGATTTTAGTCAATCATTTTTTCTTGAAAGTGATGAATCAGATTCTGCTTTTAATTTGACTAATTATAGTGTTTATTCAATGCTCAAAAAAAGTCCACTATCTTTATCTACAGCAGCAAATTTTAATACTTCTATCATTTATCCTCCAACTCAAGGACAAGTAGTTATTTCTTTGGCATCTACGATTACTGCAACATTGAAACCAGGAAGATATTCTTATGATGTTTTACTAAAAAATGATTCGTCAGGAATAAAAACCAGGGTAATTGAAGGAAGTGCTTTGGTTACACCAGGAATTACAACAACGGTATAAGAAATGGCTCAACCATCAACTAGACAAGGACTTATTGATTATTGTTTAAGAAAACTTGGTTATCCAGTTTTGGAAATAAACGTTGATGAAGATCAAATTGATGATTTGGTTGACGATGCAATTCAATATTTTAATGAAAGGCATTTTGATGGAATAGAAAGAGTATATTTAAAACACAAATTAACTCCCGAAGAAAAAACCACAATAAGAACAGGAGTTTCTACAACCACTGCAACTAGTGGTGTTGGAATTACAGCAATTTCTTTTCAGGAATCAAATAATTTTATAAAATTACCAGATACTGTAATTGGAGTATTTAATGTTTTTAAGTCAGATGCAAATACCATATCTAGCGGATTATTTAATATAAAATATCAATTATTTTTAAACGATCTGTATTATTATGGGGCATTGGATTTATTGAATTATGCAATGGTAAAAACTCACCTTGAAGATATTAGCAGAATCATTACTCCAGATGTTCAATTGAGATTCAACAAAAAACAACATAGACTATACTTAGATATTGACTGGGCTATGGTCAATGATAATAGTTACATTATCATTGATTGTTTTAGAATTGTTGATCCATCAGATTTCCCGAAAGTTTATAATGATTGGTGGTTAAAAAAATATTTAACCTCACTTATCAAAAAACAGTGGGGACAAAATCTCATTAAATTTAATGGTGTTCAGCTTCCAGGAGGTATTTCTTTAAATGGAAGACAAATATATGATGATGCAATTTTAGAATTAGAAAAACTTGAAGAGCAACTTCATAATGAATACGAATTACCACCTATGGATATGATCGGATAATGACACCATTAAATCCTTATTTTTTACACGGATCTTCAAGTGAACAAAGACTTGTTCAAGATTTAATCAATGAACAGTTGAGAATGTATGGACAAGATGTTGTTTATATGCCAAGAAAATTAATTAATGAAAAATCTATCATCAAAGAGGCAATTGTTTCTAAATTTGACGATAGTTTTAGAATAGAAGCATATGTAATGAATTTTGATGGTTTTGGGGGACAGGGTGATATTTTAAGTAAATTTGGAGTAAGGACAACAGATGAATTAAATTTAATTATATCAAAAGAAAGGTATGAAGATTTTATTTCTCCATTTTTGGTTTCAGACCAAAAAGTAAAAGTTGCAACAAGACCACAGGAAGGAGACCTTATTTATTTTCCTCTTGACAATTCTTTGTTTGAAATTAAGTATGTAGAAGGAAAACAGCCATTTTACCAATTGAATAATTTATATGTTTATCAATTAAAGTGTGAGATATTTGAATATGAGGATGAAAATATCTCAACAACAATTGAAGAAGTTGATAAATCTGTTCAAGAGTTTGGGTATATTCAAACAATTACAATGGTAAGTTCCGGTGCAACTGCTGCATCTGCAAGTATTTCAAATTTACCATCACCAAGTTCTCTTCAATATATTGATCTAATTAATGATGGAACTGGGTATTTGACAACTCCAACAATTCGTATTGAAAAAGCACCTGTTGGTGGAACAGACGCATCAGCAGTTGCAATTATGACATATAGACCACCAAGAAATGGTAGCTCTATAGATAAAATTTTACTCATAAATCCTGGAGCAGGATATACAGTACCACCAAAAGTTGAAATATTAAGTGATACTGGAACTGGTGGAATCGCAACAGCAGTCATTTCTAATGGTTCTCTTGGACAAATATCAGTATTAACTAATGGATCTGGTTATTCTTCTGCACCTACTGTTTCAATATCTTCTGCACCTTCCGGTGGCACAAATGCAACTGCATTGGCATTTATAAATTCTTCCGGAATAGTTACAGCAATTAGATATACAAATACCGGTGCTGGATACACTTCACTCCCATCTATTACATTGTCCTCTCCTGTTGGAACTTCCACTGGAAACTTTATATTTAATGAGTCAATCAGAGGAGTTTCCACAGGAACAACAGCATACGTTAAAGATTGGGATGCAGATACTAAGGTTCTCAAAGTTTCAATAGCAAATGGCAACTTTGCTCTTGGTGAATTAATTGTTGGTTCTAAAGCAACTCATAAAGTATTTTCTATCCAATCCGATGATTTATACGATCCATATGCTGAAAATATTGAAATAGAGAACGAATCAGATTCAATATTGGACTTTTCGCAAAGAAATCCTTTTGGTGATTACTAAATAGTTATAAATGTTTCATTATGTTAGGAAATTATAGTTACCACGAAATTATAAGGAAGACAGTCATATCTTTTGGCACGCTTTTTAATAATATCTTAATTAAACACGAAGAGCAGGATGGAACAGATTATAGTTTAATTAAAGTCCCAATTGCATACGGACCAGTACAAAAGTTTTTAGCAAGATTAGAACAAAAACCAGATTTGAGAAAGAGAGTTGCAATGACTCTTCCTCGTATGTCATTTGAGTTGTCTAGTATAAACTACGATGCAAGCAGAAAGGTATCTACTGTACAGACATTTAAAACATTAAATTCGGAAAACCAAAATAAAGCAGTAAAAGTTTATATGCCAGTCCCATACAATTTGGGAATAAAATTAAGTATAATGGCAAAATATAATGATGATATGTTGCAAATTTTAGAACAAATTTTGCCATATTTTCAACCTTCTTTCTCATTAACAATTGACTTGGTATCATCCATTGGAGAAAAAAAGGATGTCCCGATGATATTAGAAAATATTCAAATGGAAGATAATTACGAAAGTGATTTTACAACAAGAAGAGTTTTAATTTATACATTGAACTTTACTGCCAAAACTTATATTTTTGGACAAATTGCGGATAATACGGAAGGATTGATTAAAAAAGTACAAGTTGATTATTATACAGA